GTAATGTTGTTGTTGATCCAGCACCGTTAGCAGGGATCACGCATGATGATTGTGCATTACCTGTTGTTGCTGAGCCAGTACCGTTTTGAATTTCAGCTAAGTTTGTACCAACAATAGTTGCATTAGCGCCAACTACTACTGTAGGAGCACCTGAAACTGTTAATGTTACTTTGAATTCAGCTGATGCATCAACAACTACGTAAGCGATAGCGTTAGTAACGCTAGTACCTGGGTAGTATTGAGCTTGAACTGTTTGGCCTGATGAATTAGTGTATTGGAAGCCTGTTGCAACGCCGATAATAGTACCGGAAGTTGTAGCCCCTGATAATTCAATTGTACCGTTCTGTACGATTTTAACTGAAGAACCGTTATAGATTGGAGTATTGTACGCAGCGCCGATTGGGATCTGTAAAGTTGCCCCGGCGTACGGAATACCGTCATAACGATTAACTGGTTGAAAACCGTAAGGACTGTTAATGGTTGGATATGCCATTTTATTCTCCTTATAAGTTTATATTATTTACCTTTACCGAATGAAGTCGTTGCTTTTGACTCTGCAAAGAGAGGCATACGAGGATCATTCTGTTTCATAAAGCTGTTGTCAACTGCATCGGCTTGCTGTTTTGATTTATTCTCATAGTAAGCTTTACGTTGTGCAACGAACTCTTCTGGAATCTTGCATAATAATAGTCCACCAATTTCAACGCCTTCTTTAAAGCGAGAGTTTTGGTCAACCATTATTCTCATTTCAGGGTGGTCCGCTAATTTAACGGGTTCCCATCCTTCACGCATTTTTGAAGATACATTTAGATTGTCAGCATCGTTAAGAAGACTTGTTCTAATCCATCGATAAGCCCAACCAGGTACCTTTTTAAATTCAGGTAGTAATGATGCAGGTTTCCAGCTATCAGGTCTTTGAAATTCTTCTCTTACTTCTAATTCACGATCTTTTCTGTTGTTATCCATTTGCGTTCTCCAATTTTAAAGTTTCTCTTGCATATTGTTCCGGTGTTAGCCCAAATTTCTTGGCTAACGCTACTTGTGTCTTCGTCAATCGTACTTTTTTAGGCGCGGTACTACGCGTGGCCGGAGCAACAACATTCGAAGGTTTAGTGCGCTGGGCGGGTTGGTCCTCGTCTAGCGTTGCATCCCCAAAGTATTCTGGGAATCGTTTCTGCATCGTATCATCGATACGACGATAATATTCGTCAGAAGTGGGATTTAAGCCACTTTTAACTAATTTCTCATGTAAGCCAAAAGCAAGGCTTGTCATTTCTTCATCTTTACCAAACCAAGTATTTTTTTCTTGCCAAGCAAGGGCTTTAGAATCCGGTTTAAATGAAGGTTGTTGATTTTGTTGTATATATACATCTTTTTCATCATTTTGTAAAGGAGTTTTATACTTAGGTTGATATGCTTGTGTTTGAGACAAACGATACTGAGCCTCATTCATTTTTTGTTGAGCATCAATAATCTTTTCAGTATCACCGGCATCATAAGCTTCTCTGTAGTCACGTTTAGCTATTGCTAACTGTTGTTCTAAAGAACTACTTACTGCTTTAATATACTCTTCTTCACCTGAACTTAATGATGATTTAAGTTTTCTGTTTTCTTCCGTAATGTGTTGAGCATATTTAATAGCTTCTTCACGTTCACGATCTGCAGCTTCTTTAGCACGTCTTTCGTCATGCCAAACTTTTTTTAGCTGCGCCATACGTTGTTTAACACGTTCAGAGTAATCCTCTAAGGTGTCATTTTCTAATTCTTCTACTTTTTCTTTAGGTAAGGGTTCTTTACCTCTATCAGCAGCGGGGATGTCATCGTCTGTAATTTCAAGATCAATATCATCCGCTTTAGTTTCTACTTTAACTTCATTTTTTTCCGCAGAAACTTTTATTTCTTTTTCATCAGGTAATTTACTACCTGGTATTTCGTCATCATCTGGATATTCAAAAACAATATCTCCATCTTTTACATCAGCCATAATTATCTCCTATGCGCGAGTATAGCCACGAGGATCTTCAACAACCCCCTCGACTGTATCGTCGTTAATAATGCGGAATTCTCTTCCGTGGATTTTGAATCTAGTACCTGCGTATGCACGTGTCAAAACAAAATCACCCTCTTTACACCATGGACCTGTAGGAAATCTTGCTTCGTCTTTATAAGCTAAATCACCTACTTTTACTACAAATAAAACTACAGTCGAGTGTTCTTCTATAGATCTAACTGATCCTGCTTTAACTAAACCACTTTCATATGTTTCCGCTGCTTCTGGAATGGCACATAAAATTCTATATCCTTTTGGTTCTGGAAGCTGTAGGCCTCTTTCTTCAATCGGTATATCTTCTACATCTACTTCTTCTACCTTTGGAATAATAATTGGTCGACCATTAGCATCTACCAAATTTTTATTCATTGTGATGATTTCTTCACTCATCTTCAAATGTCTCCATTCTTTGTGCAAGGTCTTTTATAATGCTTTCTGCGACGGATAGACCTCGAATATATCCTGTCATATTTTGGTACGAAGCAAAATCTTTTGCTGCTCCGTCTCCTAAATTTATTAATACTGTTTTGCGCTGATCATCTATTCGAGACAATAATAGCTCTAGCGTTTGGTCCATGTGTTACTCCTCTGTTGGTTTTTTATCCTTTGTTTTTTCAGAAGCTTGCATTCCTATTTTTACTCCTTCTAACATTTGGTGAGCTTCAAGTTTATTTTTTTCTAATTCAGATGAAGATCCTAATTTAGCTCCAGCTACTCGTTCATTAGAATCTATTTTTAATTTTTCTAATTCTAGTTTAGCTTGATCTAACTGAATATCAGCCATTGTTTTTTGTGCTTTAATTTGAACTTCTTGTTGTTTAATAGCAAGTTCTTGTTGTTGCATTTGAATCAACGGATCTTGTTGCTGTTGTTGAATTTGTTGTTGCTGAACTTCTGCTTGATCTTTAGCTAAAAGTTTTTGAGCTGCTGCAGCAGTTAATCTAGATAACTCAAGTTCAATATCTTCTGGTAAGTTTTCATCAGGGTTAGGTAATGGTACGCCTAATTGTTCTTCCATTTGTTTTCTATATTCAAACGCAATGTGCTCATTAATATGAGCCATAGCAGCTGCTTGAATTGTTTGTGCCATTGGATTTTGACCCACTATTTGCATAATCTTAGGATCTTGCATAGCAGCCATATGCACTTGAATATGTGCTTGATGGTCTTGATATATAAACGCTTTAACAGGTTTACCATTAATGATGGCCATATTTTCTGATACAGGATCTTTTGGTTTTTGATCATCAGCTGATGGAATAAGTTTACCAATATTTTTAATCCCTAGTACTTCTAACATTTGTTTATTAAGTTCTGGTAAGTCATAAATCTGTGGATATTGTTGTGCCATTTGCATAACAGCTTGATATTGCACAACCTTTTGAGACATTGTTGCCGCGTTTGGATCACTTACAGGAATAACATCAACATTATCATAATCAGCTTGTTTAGCGCGTCTATCACCTACTTCAGGATCATATGAATATTCTTTAGGAGTGTAATCACGAATAATACCTTTAAGTAATTTAAACTCTTGTTTCATCGCATAGTAAATACGTGCTTGAACAGCAGACATTACTTTGAGGGTTCGCTCAAGAATAGCTAACGTAGTTCCTACTGGAGAGTTAGCAGACATATCAGATACTTTCATATCTGCAGCGGAAGCAAAACGTCTTCCTTCTTCAATGATTTGATTCATTAATTGATTAAGAACTTGTGAAGGCTCTTTATAAGGAAGAGGTAATATATTGTCACGCACTGCACCTGATGGTACATCTACGTCACGCCATTCACCTGGAGCAATTGGAGTATCGTCACCTTTAATTCTTAGACCACGGGATTTTAAACCGCCTGGTAAATTAGCTAGTGTACCTGCATCTACTAACTGACGAAGAATCATGGTACCTGATTTTGCAAAGGCACCAATTAAGTGAATTAAACCAAAGCAATAAAAACCAAATCCTGGAATGTAACCGTAGTGAACAAAGTGTTGACGCTTAGCTTTTAATTTATCATCTGGATTCCAATTGCGACGTATAGCTAAAATAGTGCCGGTACCTTTTTCAATCGTTATCACATAAGGTAACGCAATTCCATCTTCACTATCGCCATTTTCTAAATCTATATTGACATGCATCTCTAAGATTTTATATCTGTCATCTTCTGTAGGATTAAAGCCTAACTTCTCTGCAATCTTTTTTTCAGCTTCATCAATATCTAAGAACGGTTCTCCTAAATCTACATCACGATAAAACCCTGCAACTTGTAATTTATGTAATTCATTTTTTGTTTTACGCATCACATGTGTTACACGTTCTGCCATTTCTAAACTAGACGCACCGTATGGAACTACAATATCTTCTGCTGGAATATACATCGACACTTGGCGTTCAAGTGATGGATCATAATAAACTTTTTTAAACGCATTACCAGCTAAACCTAGACCCCACAACATTCTTTCATGTTCAGGTCTATACTCAGGCATCATGTCAGTTAACTGATAGTTCATATCATCTTTTACACGTTCTGCAGCATCTTCTTTTTCTTTAGTTTGTTTACCAACAACTAATGTTTTAACAGGACCTGCAGCTGGAAATGTTTCCATCATTGTTTCTGCTTGAAACTTAACTAACGCTTCAGTCATGAGTGGATGATAAACATTACACGCACCTGGCCATGGTTCTGTCCTATCTTCTACTTTTAAACCTAATAATTCTAAACCATCGACATAAGTGGTCAACCAATCTTTTCTTGAATTAATATCGGCATCATATTCACCAATCAAATCACCTGACAACTCAGTCAACTGACCTTCGTCCATATCTTCTGCTAAGTTATCATTAAACTCATCATTATCTTCTTTACCCGGCACAATGGTAATCTCCATACTGCCATCATCTAATGTAACACTTTCTGGATTTTCAATTTCAATTGAAAGATCTGGTTGACCTGTAGCTAATTCTTCTAAGCCTTGAGGTGCTTGTGCTAAACTTTTATCCATATTAATTGCCATAATTTAATCCTTATATTGCGTATAATCTGTTTCGAGAACTTCTAAATCCTGGTATATCTTCAGGTTCATCATTAGGTAATCTAATAAACCCACCTTGTCTAAACCGCATGAGAGCCATCGTAGTACTATCCACTTGGTCATCGTTAGCGCCTGCTGGGAAGTCATTACACTCCTCAATTAATTCATGAGCCCATCTTCTGTCTGGAGCCCACACTATACCAGATCTGAAGAGATCTGCCACGGAGTTAACGCGACTAATCTTATCTTGACCTTTTCCTGGTGTAAATTCTCCTAGCGGAACACCCATCCTTCTCATCTCTTGA